ATATAAAATATACTCCATATCTGGAAGGAAGGTTCCATTTGTCCAGGGTGTAGGATTTGTTTTGTTCCAGGTTAATAAATTAAAGTTATAATGTTTAAATAAGTTTAAATAATCCCTTATATTATCTTTAGAGGTAAATATATAAAAAGTATTTATATCTAATCCAACAAAATGACTAATATCACTAACTTTAAAGTCAATCAAATTTTCAATTCTTTTTTTCATATTTTTAGTTCGTTCTTTAAAACAGCCAGAACCGCCACTTCTCATTTTATATGGTGGATCCGTAAACATCATATCAATTATATTATCACCAATTAATTTATTAACCTGGTCAATGTTAAAACTATCTCCACACATTAATAAATGTTTTCCTAATTTGTAAGTATCTCCAGCCATAACGGTCGGTTCTTCTATTTTTTCTAATTCTTTATCAACGTCAAATTTTTCCTCTTTTTTCTCTTTAGTAATATTTTTATTTTTTAATACATTTTCTGCTTCAGCTAATAAATTATTAATTTCCTCAGTATCAAAGCCGATGGAATCATAATCATTATTTAAATCCTTCAATAGCTCAGTTAATTTGTTTTCATCCCATTGACCAGTAATTTTATTCATTGCTAAGTTTAATTTTTTCTCTTCCTTCTTGTTTAAATCTACCTTAATGCATCCGGCCATCGTATATCCAAGGTCTTTAATAACTGTTAATCTTTGATGCCCTGCTATAACTGTAAAATCTTTGTTTATAATAAATGGCTGTATTAATCCATACTTGATTATTGAATTTTTTATTTTTTCATATTCAGCATCCCCAACTTTTAAATTTTTTCTTGGATTGTACTTTGCTGGCTTTAATTTATCTATCTCAATATTAATAATATCCATATTGCAAAAACCTCCTTTTGTTTATAGTATACTATATTAAGGAGATGATAATAAAATGATTAAGCGATATATGATAAAAGAAAGTTTAAAAAATATAATGTTAAAAGGAAAATGGCAATATTTATATCAGTGTAGTTTTTTTGAAATAATTAAAACAATTACACCAATGGAGCTTAAATTAATTTGTAGACAAAAAAAAGGAACCAATTATTTAATAATTGAATCCACATGTTTTGATAAAAATAAAGCTGCTATCAATACTATGATAGTTGAATTTAATACTGCTTTATGTAAAGAGGGTATTAATTTTAAAAAAGTTACTTTGACTTTATAATAAAATCAATACAATCTAATTGCTTTAATAATTTGTCGTTAACTCGTGCCTTTTCATTAGTTATTTCTTTTAAGTATCTTAGTTCATCACTAAGATTACTAATTGCCATTTTTGCCGTTAATATTTCCATTTCAAGCTGTTTATCAAATTCTTTTGTCATTTCTGCAATTGTTTCATCTTTTAGATGAAGCGTAGAATGTAAAGAACTAATCATTTGTTCCATGTTTATATTCTGTTGGTTTTTCTGTTCCAGGGCTTGGCTTAATTTATTGATTGTACTATTAAAACTTTTTTCATATAATTTATTTTCTAAATTATCTTTTAAAATATTATAATTCTCTTTTAAATTTTTAAGTTCCTGGTCTCTTTCTTCCAATGTAGTATTTAAAGCCTTTATATTAACTTCTAAATTAAAAATATAATCCTCAACAGGAATCGGTGCCTCAATATCATCTTTTATACATTCATCATCATTATTATCTATATTATTTTTAAGTTCTGGCACTTCTTCCATAGTTATAATATCGGTTCTAATCTCTCCTAAATTAATATCTTTTTTCTCAAAAGGAACCGCCTGTACTACTTCATTGTTTTTGTTTTCTTCTGGAATCATATCAATCATTTTTATTTGTCTCCAATCATTAAACTAATTTCACAATCCTCAACTATTCTATATGCCTTTTCAAATACATCTTTCGGCGACATAGAAATATATGGTTTTTCTTCATTATTTCCTATTGGTGGATACACAACAATATAACATTCTATATTTTTATCATCTTCACCAATTACAGCATTTTCACCATATTTTATTTTTTTATACTTTTCTAAATTACTTAATCCAGCCTTGATAATTTTACAACCAACATAGTTTTTCATATTTTCTAAATTCATTTTTATTTGTCTCCTTTAATTTTTTTATTAATTCTATCTTTAAATTCATCCTCAATCATAATTTTAAATATTCTATTATCATAATGAGAAATCCCTGGGTTTTCTTTTCTTGCCTTTTTAACTGCTTTTAAGTAATATCTTTTAAATTTTATTGTAGTAGTTTTATTACTTACAATTAATGTTTTATCATTATTTGACTTATATATAAGTGGTTCATTCCCAACAACATAAAACATAATATTTTTATTATTTAAAATATGGCCTTTATATACTAAAGGATCCCCCCTTTTAAATCTTTTAGTGTTTGCCCTTGTCATTAGTAACAACCTCCCCAATAATACTTATATTTGTTATCTGGTAATTTATTTTCTTTAATGGATATTCTTTTTTTATTTGCTCTATTACCAAATCATTAATATTTTCCAATAATTTTCGTGAATCATCCCTATTTAAAATATTACCTTCAATAGTTCCATTAACAAACTTTTGGAAAAATCCATTAACAAATACTTGTCCTGCAAAAAAATACATAGTATTATTCATTGTTTAAAATCTCCTCTTTTATTTTAAAAATTTTCTTTATCAGTTGGATTATTCAAAACCCCAAACAATACTAATATTGATAAAATTGTTTCTACTGTCATTTTTGCCATTCCCTCAGTAACACCTATTTTTTCAAATATTCCAGCTGTATTTAATACTGATAATACTAAAAATAATACACTTAACCAAACAACTTTACTTTTAAATCTTTCTTGACTAGGATGCATATTTTTAACCCTCCTAATTAATAATTTTTTTTGATTAGACCCTTTTATATACATTTTATTTATTATCCTTTTTAATAACTGCTTTTGCGCACGTTTTACAATATATTCTGGTTTTAATTATAATATATTCACCCAGAGCAACATTAATTCCACATATACAACATTTTTTTAAATCTTCCATTTTAACCTCCTTGTATTTAAAATTAAGGGCTTTAAATATTTTATTACTAATTGTATCTATTTATTATTTAAAACCCTGGATTTATAAATAAATCGCTATACTGCTTATTAAAAAACGTACATAACTTTTTAATATATTCAGTTTTCCATCTATATCTATTATATTTTAAATTTACAAAAGTACTTGTTGATATTCCAATAAAGGCAGCTACTTCACTATTTTTTTTATTAAAGTAAGTTTGCAGGTTATTAAGTTCTCTAGTATCACAATGCATTTTATTCATCCTCTAGTTTTATTGTATTTTCACATTTACAATATTGTTGTAATTTTGGATTAGCTAAGTTTATATCATTTACAAAATTATCAATATCTAATTCAGTAATAAGATCAACATCTTTTCCTGTCATTTCTTCCAATCTTTTATTTAATAAATTAAATTTGTGGATAGAATCATTTGCTTGTCTATTAATATCTATTAATTGTTGTCTTAGCTCCTGTACAATATTAGCAGTATAAAGTATATTTCTTTTTATACTACCAACTTTTGTACTTGTCCATATAAGAATAGTTACGGCTATCGATAACACTATTAAGCTAATTACAGCATTCATTTTAAAAATCTCCTTTCACCAGCTTGATGGAGGTTTCCAGGCTTTTACAACCTTTAGATTTTTTTGTTTTCGCATATCTGCCAAAACCGTAGCTTTTCCCCCAAATTTATCCTTAACTTTGCTTATGGCTGTTTTTTTTCTGGCATCAAGTTTTATAACTTTTGATTTTCCGTCATTTTCTCCAGTGCTTAACCTCTCTTCTAGCTTTTTAATTTTTTCGTTTAATTTATCAATTTCACTTTTTTCTTTTTTATTTTTTCTTTCAGTAATTAAATTATTTATTTTTATTACTATTCCATCCTTAACAGGTTTCCAAGCTGCCCATATATCTTTATGAATACGTGTGTAATTAGCTTCAATATCTCTTATACATGCGTTATAATCATCTTCTATTGCTCTAAAACAATTATCTGATTCGTAACTAATGTGACTTAAAGTCTTTTCTATATCTCTTTCCATGGCTTCAAAACATCGGTTAAATGACTCTTCAATACCAGCAAAACAATCAGAAAAAAAATCCGTTATTCCCCAGCCCATTTTTATCAATCCCTCCTAACTAGCTTTATTTTTACACTAGATATTGTTAACTCTGTATTTTTTGGTAATTTTATATTTTTATATTCCTGTTCATAATAATCCTTATCGGTTCCCATCATTGCATTAAGTCCACCCTCAAAAGCATTAGAACTATATACATTTCCATTTCCTTCAATAGCAATTATATTATATATTCCTGGTTCAAAATCTGGACCTGAAATATAATTTCCTGAACTAAAAATATATTCTTTTTTCTTAGCTTCCTTTGATGGGGATGGTGAAGGTTTTACAGAATTAATTATTGTTGCCCTTGGAGATTCTTGATTTTTGCTTTCTAATTTTTCAATTTTTGCCTGTGATTTTTCTAGTTCTTGTGATAATTCAAATATTTGCGTACTCTGGTTTGTAACTTCCGAACCATCATTTAATAAATTAAAAGATATGATACCGGCTATAACTGCAATAAGAATACCTTTCCATTTATTATTAGTTCTCTTTGATATATATAATCCAGCTGCTACAAATGGAAATATTATTATCAACAAGTAAAGACCAATAGCTTTTAAATTATTTTTCATGATATTAATTCCTTTCATCTACTAAAATTATTGTATTTAATCTATAATCACGCTGTAATGCTTCAATTTGTGCCGTTGTTGCTATTCCGAGATAATTCCAGCTATTATTTTTAAATTGCCATAATTTATTTCCAGCTGTTAATTTATACTTATTTTTTCTCATTTTTTTTATTCTCCTCCAGAATCTTTGACCATTCATCCAGGCTTATTATTGAGCCACATTTTAAACACTCATATTTTCCATCTTTAAAGGTCAATCTATCGCTATTACAGTTTGAACATTTACCGATCTCTGCCATTATTTCCTCAATCCCTTCTATCTGGTTCATTAAAACCATCTTATTTTTTTTATCAAGATACCAATTAAATACTAAACTTGATTTAGGTAAAAATGCATCCATGAAGTTTTTTATTGAATAATCATTCTCATTATCGTTTAATTCAATTATTATTGTATTTCCAGACTTTAAATATAATTTAAATAATCTATTCATTTAATCACCTTTTTCTATAATATATTCAAGGTCATCATCTAATTCTGTATTATCTTTTTCATCTTCTAACATCGCCATAGCATCAGGATATCCCATCCAATTGTCAACTCCATTCTCTTCTAAGCAATCTAATTTTCTAGCTTTTTCTTTTAATTCTTTTAGTTCCTTTAGTTCCTGGTTTTCTATTTCTATCATTTTTGTGTAATTCTCTTCTAAATTGCCTTTATCTCTAAATACTATTGGTTCCTGGTATTTATTATTCATATTATCCAAAATTCTAGCTTTTTCTTTTAATTCCTCATACTCTTTTTTTTCTATAACAATTTTTGCTGTACTCATTTTTTAAGATCCTCATTTCCATTTTTAATTTCTCTTTTTGCCCTTCTATACTCTCTATCATCATATAGACAAGGCCCACATTTTACACGGCCTTTTATTGCCTTATTTCTTTTACATTGTGTACAAATACCATTTTCTTTTAATTTATAATATCTATCCTTGCCATTCCTTTTATCTTTTACTTTTTTTTTTATTATCTTTTTTAATTTCTGTTGATGTCTGATTTACTATATTGTCATTAATAATTGTTTGTTCTGCTTTTATTTTTCCATTTCCAGTAACTATATTTACTTGAGCTTTATTATTATTGATAATAATTTCATCTGCCAATTAAATTACCCCCCTTATTATTTTTTAACTTATCAAAATAAATCTTTCTAACTTCATTAAATAATTTTTCAGTTTCCACAACATTCAATCGAGTATAATATTTTAAATTTATAGTTGAAGGAATAAGATAATTAAAACCTGTTTTTTCACCTCTAAAGTTAACCATTACTATATTAAATATATTTTTATTTTCAATTGATTTTTTATTAATTAGTAATCTTGTCAATGTTCCTCTTCTAACTGTGCTAATATCTTTAAAACTATATATCATTTAAAATATTCTCCTCCAATATATATTTTATCTTAGCTTCCTTGATTGCAGTTATGACAATACATATATTTTGTCGAAGGAAGCTAAGATATAATTTTTACAAATTTTCTAGTTTCTTAATCGGTAAAAACAGGTAAAATCCCGATAATATTTTTATGGACTGGTATAAAAATATTAAAAACTTATTTTTTTTCTTTTAGCCTGGTGTAAATGCCAAAAAATCCAGATTAATACTAATAAAATATTCTTAGTATTATCCCCAACCACCAACCGATAGCTTAACCCCTATCTAGGTTTTGTTGTATATCTTACCATCCTCTCATATATACATATGATAACCATTTTCTATATCATCCCCACCAAAATCCAGCTGCCGGACTTGCACCGGCATATCTGGCACCCTGCCAGCGTTTCAAATTAACCAAGCTGAATATAATTTTTTTGTTTCTTAGTGGTTACTAAAACCAGAAAATTATAAAAACTGCCCCCAATCCAGAACCCGGACTTGCACCGGCATCGGTCTATTTTCTGGATATAAGTATAATGTGTTGTTACACCAAAGCGACCGAGACAGTCCCATAATAAAATTATGGCCGTTCTAGCATCATGCTACTATATACATTCACGAATAGCCTGTTGTCGCACTCTTTAAATGATGGCTACTGTTAAGCCCACATTTTACACTTATTTTTGTATGCCTTCCCGCTCCCCATACATACATATGATATCTCAGATATAACTATATCATCCCCTAAAACTATTTAATTTAATTTAATTTAAGTATACATACATTCTATACCATTTATAATAACCGTACAAAACAATTTTTGTAAATATAACTTACTTTTG